AAAAATGCCTAATGATAAAATTAAATATTTTTTTTATCATTGGGGTCCTTTTCTACTTCACATGATCGTTACTCCTGCGGAATGTAAGAGTGTTCTGAAAGAAGGTCAACTTGATCGTAAAAAGCGTAGCAATAAACGTAACAAATATTTGGCTGGTCATATTAAAGAAGCATATTCAATCAAACACCCTCAACGTATTAACCAGTGGCTCAGCCGTTATGTGGAAGTTTATTGTACAGCACTTAATAAATGGAGAGGAGGAGGGACACTTAAACCTGAATACAAGTTACTTTCACTATGGATCAATTATATGAAGGCAGGGGAATTTAATCCGCCTCATGAGCATGGCGGTGATTTATCTTTTGTGCTTTATCCTTATGTGCCACCGGCATTGATTAAGGAATGTAAAGCCTTTGAGGGAACTATGCGTGGACCTGGAGGTGTAGGCTGGTTTTATGGAAAAGCAAGTCATCTAGGCATCGATGTAGTGCATCATATGCCGCAGAGTGGGGATCTTTTTATATTTCCTGCGGATCTTCAGCATTGGGTTTATCCTTTTAAATCTAAAATTGAACGTCCTTCTTTATCTGGTAACATTTTATTTAATCAGGATTCTAGAATTAATTACTTTAATAAAGAAAAATGAAAGATCTAATTCTTATTATAAATAAATTTTTGACAGCGGGTGAATGCAAAAAATTAATAAAGGTTTATCAAGATAATGAGCACGTGGCCCGTCGATGGCCTCGGGAAGCTGAGAAACCATGTGGACACGCTATTGGTCCTAAAGATATTTCTAGTCCTTTATTAAATAAAGTATTAAAGAAAATGGAAAAAATAGTTCAAAAATATTTTGGTTCTCGTATTACACTGGATTGGGGAGAATTAAAAAAACACGACAAAGGAGCCTCTCATAATTTTCATTACGATACCTCAAGCAATCGAACTGTTTTAAGTTCCATTACTTATCTTAATGATCTTTCTGATGGCCATACTATTTTTAAAGATAGGACACAGATTTGTCCTAAAGCCGGTCGTATGAGTGTGTTTGATGGTCGAAAATATCTTCATGGTTGTAGACTCACAACGGAGGATAGGTATACTATTCCTATTTGGTACAAATGAATTTTAAAAAAGCTAAATATAAAATTGTAAAAAAAGCTCTTAGTCCAGAACTAACTAGATTCTGTTATAACTATCTTTTAAACAAGAGAAAAGTAGCTCGTCTTTTATTTGATACCCGCTGGATTTCTCCTTTTACTACCGAATGGGGACGGTGGGATGACAAGCAGACTCCCAATACTTACTCCCATTATGGGGATATGGCGATGGAAACCTTATTAACAACACTCAAACCAAAAATGGAAAAGGAAACAGGCTATAAATTAAATGAAACTTATTCATATGCTCGACTTTATAAAAAAGGGGATATTCTGGAACGACATAAAGACCGTTATTCCTGTGAAGTTTCCACCACTTTACATTTAGGAGGGGATCCATGGGCTATTTATCTTGATCCTTCTGGAAAAACAGGGCGCCCAGGAATTAAAATCAATCTTAATCCTGGCGACATGCTTCTTTATGCAGGAGGAAAAGTAGAACATTGGCGTGAGCGTTTCAAAGGGGAAAAATGTTGCCAAGTTTTTTTACATTATAACAACGCCAAACTTCCAACAGCTGAAAAAAATAAATATGATCAAAGACCTTTGCTAGGTCTACCGTCTTGGTTTCGAGGAGCAAGACTTTAAATGAAACTCATAGATAATTTTTTTAAAGAGAAAGATTTTAAAGACCTCACTCAACAGGTCGTATGGAATGAAAATTTCCCAGTGTACTTACATGATTTTATTAGTTATGAATCTTCAGAGGACCCTCGTGGAGAAGGATCCTATGATTGGTTTGCTACCCATATTATTTTTCATGAGGGTAAAGCTCGAAGTCCATTATATCCTTATCTTTCAGATTTATTGAAATCTCTTCTAAAATGGAAAACTTTATTAAGATTAAAAATTAATTTTTATGGACATACTAATAAAATAAATGAACATTCTCTACATACGGATTTTGATTTTAAACATAAAGTGGCTCTTATTTCTTTGAACACTTGCAATGGGTTTACTCGCGTAGGTAAGAAAAAAATTGATAGCACAGCTAACAGGGCGCTTCTTTTTAACGGCCTCACTCCTCATAACTCAAGTACATGCACCAATAGTAAAGGACGTTGGAACATGAATGTTAATTATCTATAGTTAGGCTTATGGATTTAAAAGAATATGTTTTACCTCGATCTACTTTCATAGGAGGTTGGTATATTCCTTCTCAAATATGCGATGAGCTTATCTCCTTCTTTAAAAATCATAAAGCTAATCATGCTCCAGGAACAATAAGTGATCCTCCACGTGTGGATCTTAATTATAAAGATTCAATAGATATATTTGTTGATCCTAAGTATAATAACCCTTCAATTCAATCCTATCTTAAATATCTACAACAGGTTATTTTTAACTATCAGGACAGATACGAAGCGATAAAGGATTGTGAAAAATTTGGACTCGTTGAACCTATTCAAATTCAATATTATAAGACTGGAAAAGGATTTAAAAAATGGCATTTTGAACGAAGTGGCAAAAGCATTAATCGTTGTCTAGTTTTTATGACTTATCTTAATAATGTACCAGGAGGAGGCACCCATTTTAAATATCAAGATTTAACAACTCCTGCTGAAAAAGGCCTAACTTTATTATGGCCTCCCGACTTTACCCACACTCATAAAGGTCAAATTAGTTCTACACAAGAAAAGTATATTATAACTGGTTGGTTGGGATACAATTAAAATCCATATGAAATATCAAATACACGAAAAATTTTTACCCATAGATTTCTTTGAAAAAATTAGAAATTTAATTATGGATCAAGACTTTGCATGGAGAAGAAGAGATCATATGACTCATAATACTAATGATAAAATGTATTTTACTTATGGTTTTTATAATAAAATGAGACCTTGGTCAGAATGGTATGTCCCTTACATCATTCCTATTTTAAAAAAATTAAATGCAGTAGCACCTATAGAAGTTAGGGCCAACATGTTTGTTAGTGCACTCTTTAAAGCATCAGGCTGGCATTGTGACCATGAGTTTCCGTGCAAAACTGCTATTCTATATTTAAATGATTGTGATGGTGGAACTCAATTAAAAATTAATAATAAAATTATTTTTATAAAGGCTGAAGCTAATAAAATGTTGGTTTTTGACACAAATGTTTTACATAGAGCCATTACTTCTAAAGAGGAACCAATACGATATGTTATAAATTTTAATCACTTTGTAAAAGATTAAAGTTCAGTTGACCAGTCCCTCAGGGTATATTATAAAGGAATTTTAGGAATTTCTATGCTACATAAAATCAGATTAAAACCGGGATTAGACAAACAATCTTCTGACACAGGAGCCGAAGGAAAATGGGTTAATGCAGATTATTCTCGTTTTCGTTATGGTTTTCCTGAAAAAATCGGAGGTTGGGAACAACTCGTTGGTGAGAACTTGATTGGTGCAGGGCGTGATCAACATACCTGGGTCGACCTAGCTGGCAATAAGTATGCAGCCATCGGAACCAATAAGTGCCTTTACATTTATTTTGAAGGAGCGTTCTACGATATCACTCCTCTTGATAGCTCTCGTCAACAAACGAGCGCCACGTTCACTATGACGAATACTTCAACCACAGTCACTCTTACAACATCCAGTGCCCATGGAGCAGAGGCTGGAGATATTATTTTATTAGATGCTGTAACAGTACCTACGGGAACTGGATTTAGTGATAGTGATTTTGAAGATATTCTTTTTGAAGTGATAACTGTGCCAACTGCTACGACCATAGAAGTAACCATGGGAAGTGCAGCGACCGGAGCTGGAAGCGGTGGAACTACCACCATTGATTTTTATTATGTGATTGGTCCTCTTATTCAAACTTATGGATATGGCTGGGGTACGAATACTTGGAGTGGTCAAA